CAGCTCTACGAGCTTCGCTATTGAAAGACTCTGTTTTCCGTTTTCGATCTTCGATAGATTTCCCTGATCCAGCGGCAAATCCTCTTGGCGAACACCGGCCAATTTCCGGTGACGCCTGATCGCTTTCCCCAACGATTTGTCTATGCTCATGACGCATATTGTGGACCGCTGAACTAGGCGTTCCCATGGCGTCACACGCATATGCTTGACGGCCATATGTGTGTGTGGCATATTCTGCTCCTATGGCAATAGCGCGACCAGATCTGAAAGACGCACGTACCGCTGTCGGGCTCACCCAGACACAGCTCGGCGATCTGATCGGCAAAACTCAAACCGTCATATCTCGCTATGAGTCCGGCGAGTATGCAATCGACGTGGACACTGCCCCAGCGCTTGCAAAAGCTCTGCGCATCGGTGTGCTCGAAGTGCTGTATCCGAAAAAGAGGGCTGCCTAGATGGTTCGCAGGATCGACGACGACACCACGCAGAAGGCCGCTTGATGTCACCCGGAATTCGCAGCGTCGTCCTTTGGAGCGCCCTTGGGTTCGGACTCTCCGAATATTGCGTAGCCGTGAATTTTCTCGGCGATGCTGGCCGACAGCACGATCAGGAACAGCAACGCAACCATCGCTCCGATGATCCACCAGGGAATTGCGTGCTCCGCGACCGCGGCACTGATGGCTTCTGCTTGATCCGTTGGAATACCCAACGCGCCGCATTTGTGCGTGATCACGATTTGCGCCTCGGCTATTCCGAAATCGAACGTGCTGATGGCGGTCACCCAGAGAAAGCACGTGAAAATTACCCACGGCACAACGACCTTGAATATCTGAGGCGCTCTGATCGCGGACACGAGCAGCCCGATTATTCCGGCTGTAAGTATTGGGTAAGCAACGAATTCCAAGAATCGCTCCATAACGGCCTCCGGTGTGAGTTGTAGACGTCAGACATCTACAGCCTAGCACCGTGAGGCCGTTTTCGTTCTGCCCGCCGCGGGGAAGTGGTGGGGTAGTGGGGAAATAGGGATTTTGCGCAGTTGTATACATCGCAAAAAATTTTGACCGAAGTTGGCTTTCCGAATCCATCCGAACGGTTCGGAATAAGTGGGAAATGGGTAAATGAATCAGCCGCAGCTGTTTCACGAGGACATCTGGCAAGCGCTCACGGATTGCGTCCGTGCGCTCGGCGGGGCCAAGGTTCTAGGTCATCGCATGCGCCCACAGCTCGACCCCCAGGACGCCGGCCGCTGGCTTCTCGACTGTCTCAACCCGGCGCGCAAAGACAAGCTCGATCTTGAGCAGATCATTTTCATTCTGACCGAAGCACGCGACGTTGGCTGCCATGCCGGCATGGCGTACCTATGCCAAGTCACTGGCTACGCGCCGCCGCTACCGGTTGAGCCTGAAGACGAACAAGCCTCGCTCATGCGCGAGTTCATAGAGGCGAATCGCGAGCAGTCTGCGCGCTCCGCACGCATTGAAGCATTAGCCGCTCGATTGACGAGGAAACGGTAATGCACTCCCGCACCGAATCCGGCATCCCATTGGACTGGCACGACGTGCTGCGAATTCACCGCGCGAAGATCGCCGAATCGGCAAGGCTGCGGAACTTAGCGCATGTCAACGAAGCGCTGAAGCTGCTGGACCGGCAACCAACACCAGAAGAAATCGCCGCAGCGTCCGCAGTGCTGAAAACCGATCCAACCGAGCCACAGGCAGAACTGCAATTGAATGGTGTCAAAAAGTGAAGCGTCCATCACTGCAGTTCTATCCCGGCGATTGGCGTAAAGACCCAGCCGTTCAATCGTTGGACTATTTCGATCGCGGCGTGTGGATCGAACTTCTATGCATCATGCATGAATCAAGCGAACGCGGCGTGCTGTTGCTAAACGGCATGCCAATGCCAGTTGAGGCACTCCAAAACCTGCTCGGTTTGGATAACCAAACTACAACCAAAACGCTAGCAACACTCCAAGCTCGCGGCGTGGCCAAGGTTAGGCAGTCGGACGGTGCAATTTATAGCAAGCGCATGGTCGAGGACGAACAACTGTCCGAAATCAGGCGAAATGCAGGGTCTAAGGGCGGAAATCCGTCTTTGCTTAAGCAAAATCCAAGCAAATCGGAAGCAAACGACAACCAAACATCGAAGCAAAACCCAACCCCTTCTTCTTCTTCTTCTTCTTCTTTAAAGCAAGAGCATGTGCAGCGAGCTGCACGATTCAAAGAATTTTGGGAAGCGTACCCGAGCAAGAAGGGCAAGAAGCCCGCTCGCGAAAAGTGGCAGGCAAAAAAACTAGATGAGCTGGCCGATACGATCATCGCTGACGTGAAGGCGAGGGCAGAGCAGGATCGCTCGTGGCGCGATGGTTTTGTTCCGAATCCGGCCACGTACCTGCACCAAGAACGCTGGACCGACGAAATCCAGCGCGCGAATGTGATCCAGCGCCCCGTCGCTACTGACGGCCAATCACCAGCCGCAACGCGGAGGCTCGCATGAGCGAGATTCGCGTCCCGCCGCACTCGCTCGACGCCGAGCAAGCCGTGCTCGGCGGGCTGATGCTCTCGGAAACGGCGCTTGATCGCGTGGCCTCCGTGATCGTGGAGGAAGATTTCTACCGCAAGGATCACAGGCTGATATTCCGGTCGATCAGCGAACTGGAAGCCAGAGGCCAGCCATACGACGCGGTAACGCTTGGCGAGTGGTTTGAGGCGAAAGGATTGGTGGATCTTGTGGGCGGCACGAGCTACATCATCCAGCTTGCAAACAACACCCCGAGCGTCGCAAACATCGTGGCGCATGCGCGGATTGTCCGCGACAAATCCACGCTGCGAAAAATGATCGACGCCGGCACCGGTATCGTCGGCGACGGGTTTCAACCGAACGGGCGCAGCGCGCAGGAAATACTAGACGAAACCATCGTGCGCCTGATGGCGATGCAGCGGATAGAGGCGCAGGCCGAGTACACCGCCAAACAAGCGGCGAAAAAGGCATACGAACATCTGACTGCAGCGCACGCGAACGGCGGCGCTCTGAACACGATTCCGACCGGGCTTGCTGATTTGGACAAGCTACTCGGTGGCTTCCACCCCGGCGACCTGATTGTGATCGGCGCGCGCGCGGCCATGGGCAAGACCGCGATGCTGACAGGCCTTGCTCTGCATGCCACGCACAAGGGTAAGCCAGTAGGGCTTATCTCGGGTGAGCAGCCTGCCGAGCAAATGGCCGCGCGCATGATGGCTCTCGCCGGCAATGTGGATGCGACGAAATTCCGCACAGGTCAGTTCGAGGAGTGGGAGTGGCCACGAGTCACTCAGGCATTCACGACCGTAGCGGCGGCTCCGATGTGGATTCTGGATCGCAGCTCACCATCGATCACAGAGGTTCAGCGCGTAGCGCGGCGTTGGAAGCAACAGCACAAGATCGAGGCTCTTTACGTCGACTACCTGCAACGCCTAGACGCTCCAGGCGAACGTCGTTGGGAGTCAGTCGGCGTCGCCGTGCGTGGCCTGAAGAATCTTGCGCGCGACCTGAACATTCCCGTCATCGTTTTGGCGCAGGTTTCGCGACAGGTTGAGACGCGCAAGGTTCCGGAGCCGCGTATGGGCGACTTGAGCGATTCGAGCGAAATCGAAAAAGAAGCCGACCAGGTTTTGATGCTGTACCGCGAGGAATATTACGACCCGACATCGGACAAAAAAGGCATTGCGAAAATCATCATCGAGAAGAATCGCCACGGTCAAACCGGGTTCATTGAGGTTGCGTGGATAGGCAACACGATGCGGTTCGCCAACCTGCATTTCGCGGCCGCCGTCAGCGCGGTCATCGCGCGGGACCGATAGGAGGTTGGCATGGCGATCAATTCCAGGCTCGCGGCGGTCTACAACTTCACGCTCGCTCCACGCGATCCCATTCCCATCGTGCGCGGCTGGAATCGCCTGGAGGGTCGTCCGCGAAGCTCCGACTTCGAGCGCAGCCTGCGCGCGGAGGTCCGCGATCCGTTGTGGTTCCTGACGCGGCAGTGGCAATACGGCGAGTTCGAAGGCGAGGATTCCG